GCGTGATGAATCAGTGACCATTAGACTTTGTATGGGGATTTCTATGGTGGGGTATGGGGAGGTTGTGTCGGAGTTTGCCATAACCGTTAAAAGCCTGCATGGCATGAAACAACGACAATAACTGTTGGAATGTGAGCCGGATTCACCAATGGCCAGCACCGGCGGGCATTCATAGAAAGGATACATCGCAAAGGAAAAATCACCGTTATTAACGCCACGGTGGCGGGCGCTGGTCTTATGCAAAGCACAGTCTGCCATGGATGGCCCCTGCATCTTTGAGTTGTTTATACAAGTCTTTCAACATGGCTTCGACTGCAGCCCTGAACCCATGGTCAGTGTCACGTATGCCGTCATGATGACAATATCCGTTGTATTCCATCTGCTTTACGGTAATGCTGTCGTATGCTTCCACATGCCGCTCTGCATATCCAAGCATTGAACACGCCAAAGCCTCGAAGCCTGCCACATACGTGTATGCGATAACATCAACGATGGTCCGATCTGTTATCACGACATCAAACCTTGCAGCCGCCTCGATCTCCTGTTGAATTTGCCTGGAAAATATCCATGACTGAGCCTGCTCTGTTGTATCCATGTTTATTTTAAACGGGCACAAGGCCTCAAGATCACACAGCAGATAAACAGATTTGTCCGGGTGAATAAGTTTTTGATTCCTATATTCATAGGCTGCTGCTGTAGACTTACCTGTGCCATGCGTTCCTGAAAAAGATATTTGCATCAATAAGGTCACTTTTATAATTGGCTAAATTATGGCGCCGGGTTCGACAAAGGCCAGCCCCGGCAGGCTTTCTTGGAGAGAGTTATGCAATTACCGGGATATCCGGCAGAATTTCGTTGAAATAATCGCGGATACCTGTGACGGCTTTCAGCCTCCATGCTGACCCATCTGCCTCATTGAGAGAGCAGGAAATATCGTCATTGTCATGAATGCGGAATACGAATTCAGATTCTGGCTGTTTAATTTCTGCAAAGGTGCGGAATGGCTGGAGAATGATGGGGTTCTTAAACTCCACTTCCCGCCGCATGGATACGCCCTTCCTGACTTCCATTTTTTGGCTGTGCCCGGTGTCGTTGATCGTTCCAACGCTCTCCTTGGTAATATTGCTGCAGACAGAGAGTAAAGCGTTCCGGTGATCTGTTTCCTGGAACTGTGAAAGCAGCGCGATCACGAACTTTTCGGGATTGTATTTGGTACCAAATTGAAAATCAGTTACTAAAGCACTGGATGAAATGAAAACATGGCGCTGCAGCCATGGCCCAAATGAATCCGTTTCAAGAAATACCTGAGTTGGAGAAGCCACATGGATGTGCATATTCTTTGCGTATTCTGGCTCAACATTACCTTTCACAAAGTCCACAATGCCGGTCAATGTACTGATACCAAGCGTCTCCACGGTGGACGCTTTGACGGGCGAAAAACCACTTTTAATGAACTCTTTTTCACCGACCTGAATTTTCTTTTCAAGGTCAATCATCTCTCTGAACTGAATCATTGCGTTCGACAGCATGTCATTCATGAATTATCTCTCCTGGGCTCTTCCGCCGATAACGGATATATTGGGTTTACCTGAATCATCAAACATGTCATCCTCTTTTGCCGTAGGTTCCAAAGCGGTTTTGGATTGTGCATCCATAAACGCCTTGCTTTGGATGGTATGGCGTTTGCCAAGTTTATTTCCTGTCTCTATTGTGATTTCCAGCCAGCTTCGATTATGATCCGGCTTAATTTTGATCTTGCATGATATCTCCCTGGCTGAACCCGGGACCTTGTTGACGTCGAAGCAGTCTGCTATGACCTCCTGGAGTTCGTACTCAAGCCGTTCCAGGATGGCCCCTCCTTCAAGGTCTTCTATTGTCAATTCTCTCGTTAATTCCATTATTTATTCTCCAACCTCCTTTTTCGGGCCTTGACCGCTCCCCAGCAGATCGCTGACCCTTGTTAATTGTTGTGGTGTTGCCGTATAACCATCCCGCCCAAGCTGTTTCCACCGGGTAGTTCACTGGATTATTTCCAGCGGACGGGCCAGTCAAAAAATTATGCCAAGGATTTGTCAAAATCCTGTTCTATCTCATCTAATAAGGCCCGCTTTGCAGCCTGTTTGCGCTCAATCGTTGCCGCAGGGTCCTTCATTATTTCCGTGTAATATGAGAGCGCCGGCAGGTTATCAAGCAGCTCCTCTGCAAGTGTGCTCTTATCTGCCGCCACAGGTGTGTTTCGAACAAATTTTCCGCCACAAATCCGGCAAAAACGATCAGCGATTGTCTGAGCCAATACAGGGTTCTTAATCATAATTGCCGTGAGCATCCTCTCTGCCTTCTCAATGAATGAAATACGGGCCTCGCCGTTTCTGTCCGGATGAGCCGCTTGCTTGTAAACGTGTGTTTTGCCGCATGAAATCAAATCAGCCATTACCGTGGCGGTAACAGATTGCACTGCTTGCCTGAAAAGGTCCGAAGGGTGTTCCGTGGCTACCGATAAAGTCATTTTAGCCTCGCTATCATGTTTATCTTATTGATATTATTGGCACAAACAAAGAAATAATTGATTTAAGCATTGTTATATTGCCTAATATGAAGTCTGCTTGGTTAAGGCTTGCTTAATTGCTGATTCTTTCTGAATCCTTGTACCAAAAATCCAAATTTCAGGGTTTGAATTTGTTTTTTTGGAAATATTCTCTAAAACCTTTTTTCTCGGCTGACTTTTCCCTGAAAGTATTTTTGACAAATAACCTTCCGATATACCGAGATATTTAGCTGCTATTCTTTGCTTTAGTTTTTCCATGGTGGAAACATTGCCATATTGGAAACATATTGTCAAACTAAAATTTCTTTCCGGGAAAGTTTTTTTTGTTTAACTTTTTAAATCTTTCCAATATTGATAAGAAATGAAATCTAATTATTCGACATATTTATATTTTCGAGCATTTGTCAAAAAATGGCTTAAAGATAATGGCAAAACTCAAAATTGGCTTGCGCTTGAGTTACAAGTTGAAGATGGCACGATTAGCAAATACCTTGGGAATGATTTCAGGATAGCGCCATTCGAAAAGCAACTTCAAATATCTGATATAATTGAAGTTGATTATTTAGAAATACTTCAAAAAGGGAAAGATATTATAGATGGGGAACCCATTAAAACAATAAAGATACTATCTGAACATCAAAACCTTGTTTCTAAATTTAAAAATCCAGAAAAGGCTAAAGAAATAAATGAAGACTTGCTTATTCTGGAATCAATAGATTTACATGGTTACGAAGAAGTTCATGATATTATAAAAATGAAGCTAAAAAGAAAAACAGAAGCTATAAAAAAGAGACCAGCAGCAAACGGAAACGACTAAATGCAGAATCATACTATTTAGCAAATATTTTGACGGGAATATATCGAGTGAGCCCTAATTTTATTGTTTCATTTGTCAGTTTTCTAAATTTCACCTCATAAGGAGGTTTTATGCAAAACCTTTCATGCCCAAAGTGTGAGTTCAAACGAAATCCTGGGGCTGTTGAATGTCCTCGGTGCGGGATCATTTTTGAGAAGTATGAACAGATTCAAAAAAGAAAAGCTCAAGAAGCTAAGGATGAAAAGGCTAAACAAGAAGAGGCTAAACAGGAAGATGTTGAAGATATCAAAAAGAGAACACAACAACAAAAAGCTTCTACGCCTCCCCAAAAAGAAGATGACACAAGAAGCTATAAAAAACATAGAAGATTAATTAATCCAGTAATAGTTTCAAGCATTATTGTGGCTTTTGTAATCTCTTTTATTGGATATAAGACTTATTTAAAAATAGATGCCGATACAGCACAAGCCGAGTTTTCGACATTTATAAAAAGCGTATCTATCAAAATGATAACATTGGCCATTGACTCTGAAAGTGTAGTCGATGAAATCAACAGAGAGTGGCGTGAAGCTATCTATTCAGATTACAATAAACGTGATTTCAATGAAGCAATTATTGAAGTTCGTACCAAACGATTCAATACGATTTCATCCATCAAAAAATTATCAGAGGATATCGCTCAAAGTATAAAAAATATAACACCACCTCCTATCATGGAAAGCGACTATAAAAGGTTAAAAGAATTGTATTTACTATTCAATAAATATGCCGATATGGCTATTTCTCCATCAGGTTCGCTGCAAACATATTCGAGCCAAAACAATGAATTATCTGTCGAAATTAAAAGCGCTATCAAAGAATTGGAGATGATGAAATGATTGGTTAGTCATTTCATCATGCTCAACACTGAAACGATATCGGTGAATCCATGATTTAAACCCAAAAAAAGAAGGAGCACGCTATGAGAGACAAAGAGTATTACCAAATAACAAAAAACCTTCATATTACACAAGGAAAACTATCATTCAGTCTTGATGTCTTTGGTGACGAAATAGCCCAAGCGAGAGGGGTATAAAGAACTTCACGGGATGGAAGCTGTCTATTTTTATCTTGTCCACAAATTCAACTGGCTTCCTTCTGTTGTTCGAGGGATGTCTTTTGAAGATATCCGTTTTGTTCTAACTGAAGAATTATCAGGTTTCGTTTTGCCAAAAGAAGCTCGCGATTTAGATGATTATTAGTTTCATTGGTGCGCATTCCATATATTTTTGCTTTAAGGAACATGGCCTCATTCTCAATTTGTGATAGTTCATTCATAACAACCTCATGTGGATATGGTTAATGATAACAGTAACTACAATATCAAAGGAAATCCGGCGACACAATACCAATTCCCAAATCATCCCATTTGCCAGGGAATAGACACTATAAATAGCTTTCAATGAATTTTAATATAATAAGCCAAATAGAAGATGTTGAAACCATAGCAAAAGGGCAGGGCATCCGCATTTTATCTTTACTGGAAAAAGCCTATGGCCCAGGCAGCTGGCGTAAAATGAAGGGGATTGCAACAATACAGTTTTCAAACGGGGTGAGTGTAAGGGCTGAAATACACTGGTATGAAGCCCACGGGATAGGCCGGAAAGATTTTAAAATAAAAAGGATTATATCATGAATACATTTGTTATCTGTATCAACAACAAAGATAACCCGGCAAGCCTGATCATGGGTAAAGTATACCGGCAGCTGCCGGACAAGGACGCGGAAAAAAGAAATATGCTACGGGTTATAGATGAAGATATAGCAGAGCTGGATGGGTATCTTTACCCATCGGTTATTTTCGCCCAGATCGATTTGCCAGAAGTCGCAAAAAAGGCCCTGCTGGCAGTTAATTAAAAAAGAGAACATCAACCTGCTGGCAGTTAATTAAAAAAGAGAACATCAAACGGAGAAGACTAAATGCCGGATCGATCCCATTTATCAAAAAAAATAGAACAAACAATATCATGGGATCCCTGATTTTCAGATAACAGTTTAAACCAAACAAAATGGAGATAACCATGAGCTGGATAGAAACATTAACAAAAGAGACCTTTTTTTCGGCGATCCGGGAGGCAATGAAGCCTCAAATAGATCAAATAGATACTCGTATGACGGCACTTGAGCGCAATATGTTTGGTTTAAGAGAAAGGGTGTCTCGGTTAGAAAGCGTGGTCGAAGGCAGCACAAAGGCAAATGAAGCTAACATCCGGGCTTATGAACTCTCTATGCGGAACCTAATCCTGGAATTCAAGGCCGAGTTCCTTCAACGCAAGCTTGATCAAAAAACCGGATATGACAAGCATCAAACTGGAAGTTAGAAGCATCCAACGACGAAGACTAAATTCCGGATGATACCGTTTAGCAAATTTGGCTTTTCTGAAAAATCAGGGAACCCTGATAGATTTCAACAGAAAAACCATGTATGGTTAAAGTTATGATATACGGGCAATATTACTAACTTATATTTTAAAAGGATGTGGTTATGGCTGATATTTTTACTGAACAGAATGGGAAAGTGACTAACAGGATGTTTTCTATCAAATTATTGACTCCTGACCCAAACGAATTAAATTATCAAAAAATTTTGAAGTGGCAGGAAAATTTAAATATTTCTTTTCAGAAACAATTCCCTTATGCTAGCACGGTATGTCCTGAACCAGAAAAACAAAAACAAGATTTTTTTGTTATCCATCACAAAAAAAACTACCGCAGCATAACTGTCAGCAGCAACCACATTCAATACGATGATAAAAAAATAACTGAAACTGTGTTTAAAAATATTAGTAAACGCCTGTATGACTTATACGTCGGGGATCGAAAGGTAGATCTAAAAAAAATACAATTAGTCGGCACTGTTTGCGATATACAATATAAAGGGGAAGGTCTTTTTTCAGATTTTCGAGAAAGATATGGTTTCTATCCAGGCGAGGGCGACCTGAAGATGATAGAACTCAGAACTAAATTTATTCGAGATAAATTTAATATTCACCTCTATCTCTTTAGCGACATTTCTGTAAATGATGATGATGATGATGATGATGTTCAAAACGATAAAGATAAAATATATGTAAAAATAGATATCAATAATACTGAACAAACCAAAGGAATTTCTGATGGCACATGTAATGATGTTGTCGAATATTCAAAAAAATTTATAGCAGATGAATTGCTCGATATTTTAAATTCAAAAATAATTAATCTGGAATAATCATGACTTCATCTTCATCATTACCTGGCAATATAACGCCCCTCTTTCCTAATTCAGGAAGCGAGGCTCTTATCAAAGAAGAGGGAAAAAAGGTTGGCATAAAGCCTGAAACAACTGCGCCATTCATTAGTGACAGTGCAACTTGTAATGTGGGGTACAAATTTTATATTGATGATGATACATTAAAAACAGAAGAGGACAAAATAGAGCGAAAAAAGGATCAAACGATGGGTGATAATTACAACGACAAATACATTGAACAACGCTTCAAAAACATTGAAGAGCGACTGGATCACAAATTAGAGAGAGTCTCCTCAAAAATTGATTTCTTGGCCGACAAAATTAGTGACAATACCGAGTGGATGAAACAGATGGTTGATAACATCTCCGATGATGTGAAGGAAATTAAAATCGAAGGGAAAACTACCCGAACAGCAATAGCAACAACAGTTATAGGAGCACTGTTTGCTCTTTTTATTGGCTTGGCCTGCATACTCTATATGATTAACCAAATGCAAAATTCTTGGCTGCAAAAATACTTAGATATCACACGGACGCCGCCAAGTATCAGTCAGTCCATAAATTCGCAGGTGCCCACTCAAAATAAAACACCCGCAAAGCAAACGAACTCACAACAAACCCAGACAAATAAACAATAGTTAGCTGCTTTATTGCCAGACCATAGATGCCCGATGGTTCAATTCTTCACGCGTCACGAGATTCAACATGTCAGCCAGCATTTTTAGGCTTGTATCCGGGATTGATCTGAACTATTCCAAAGCAGCGTGCTTATCATCCTGGGCATCCTGTTCCGGCTCCCACCCGTCAGCCCAGCCATTTTTCAAAGTCTTGTCCAGTAGAATTCCTGGAACACAATAAAAAAAATGTGATCGCCATTCTTCAGTAAATTTACGAGCAAAAATCAGGGTCTTTCCATAATCTTTCAAAATAATCCTTATAATCCTCAAATCCCTCACCAGGGCTTTTGAATTCATATGATATTGTTTGCTGGCTGGATATCCCATACCTGTAGGGGCCTATGAAAATATTGTTATCCTGCCTGAAATAAAAATCTTGTGGAAGGTGGGAATAAAATTTGATTTGAACATCATCAGGATTTACTGCGGCATCTTTCAGTTCATTAACCCACTTTTCCAGATTGATGATAGTATTTTTGATTTGATCAGGCACTTCTTTTTCTTCTTCGGATCTCTTTATAACAACTTCAGAGTCTGGGTGAGGCGCAATGATTCTAACCTTCAACCCCTTTTTAACCTTATGTAAAACCCTGTCGCCTTTAATATCCCGGAAAGATTTAAGCCCCCAGGCAATAATATCCAAATTATTTTCTAAATTATCAAATGATTCATCTGCGCTGGCGTTCATCTTCTGTCTGGTTTTGTAAATGGCCTTTATCCCCCAGGTATTAATCAGTTCTTTGGTTTTTCGTATGCGGATCAAGTATTTTGATGTCAGAAACGAAACAATGGACGTGGCTATTAATGAACACCCAACACTGAGAATTATTGTTTTTAAATCCTGTTTTCCTGCGGTGATAAGCATGCTTCCAAATGCGCAAGCAATACCGAGAATACAGATCGCTATATTGATAATATCTGAATTTGTTTGCTCTAATTTTTCATTTATTTTGTAAGATATACTCATAATAATCCCCCTTTAGCATAAAATCCACACACCCATGCCGCATTCGCCTATCATGCCAGGACAAAATATTTGTATCACCATTTCCTATAAAAAAACAGCAGCGAACAGGAACCAACTAAATGCCGGATCATACCATATGATTGAAACAGTTGCGGCTTATGTCGTTTTATGTCATTTTGAAAAAAATCTTATAATCCGGAGGAACAAAATGCCTGACAAAATGACCATAGAGTTCAACAACTCCAAGCCGGTAGAGCTTATATGTTACACGAACAGCCTCTTATGTCTTGCGGACGAATATCGTCAATTTCTTTTGCAGGACCATGGGCAGCCCTCTGCGGACGACTCAAAGCTGTATATCAAAGGGATCAAGCAGGGCAGTATTATTGCCGACCTGATTTCTTTAAGCCCTGGGGCTTTGCCGGCCATAGGTGATTTCAATAATATTCTTGCCTTTTCTAATTATCTCAAGTGTTTCTTTGGGGCACTGACTTCCGATTCTCCGGATACCGGATATAACCAGAAAAGTTTGAAAAACATATCCGGATTTATAGACCCTGTGGCAGAAGACAGCAAAGCGCAATATAAAATCTCCACAGAAATCAATGGAGATATCAACCTTGTGATAAACATTAATTCAACCGAGGCAAACGCTATCCAGAATAAAACCAGGAAGATTCTTGAAAACATGAAAGAACCTATTTCAGGAACATACAAAAATGCCGTCCTGTATTGGTTTCAAACACGAAACACTTTAAAAAGCCAGGCTGGATATCAGGGGAAGATTGAAGAGTTTTCTTCAAATCCAGTGCGAGTTATTATGGATTCAGAAATTCAAAAGAAAATAATCACATCCGATGAAAACATCTACAAACTTGCGTACATTGTGGATGTTAAAGTCAACACGATTGATGACAAGCCGGTTTTATATGAAATTTTAAAGCTCCACGATAAAATTCCAAAAGATTAACTTTTCGAGAATTCCGGGGGAATTCCGGGGACACTATATAAAAAAGGGAATTCCGGGGACACTATATAAAAAAGGGGAATACCATGAAATTCACACTTATATACGGCATAGACGACGGCTGGTACGTAGGGCGTTTACAGGAGATTCCAGGCGTAATCAGCCAGGGAGAAACACTTGAAGAACTCAAAGAGAACATTGCCGATGCCTACAAGCTTCTTATGGAGGACGCCATGGGACTTCCGGTACCGGGACTTCACACTGAAGAAATAGACCTGAACTTTGCATGAAGCGACGCAAATTTATTAAGGAGCTTGTTGAACATGGCTGTTATCTGAAACGACACGGCAGCAGTCATGATCTGTATGCCAATCCAGCCAACGGCAAGGTTTCACCAGTTCCGCGCCACCCGGAAATAAAAGACCTGACATGCAGGCTGATCCGGAATCAGTTGGGGATTGACTGAAATAGCTATAGCGGCGTTAAAAATATTTGACATTTTTATTTTGATCATGAGAGAATAACAACGATCGCTCCCCAGCAGATCGCTGACCCCTCCACCATGGAGGGGTAAAATGCAAAAATCAGCAAGCACAATAAAATCTAAATCTAAATTTGCGTCATACACCTCCTTTTATTCAAAAACTTTAAAGGAGGTCGTATGAGCAACATCATTCCATTTTCGTACCAAGAAAAAGAAATCAGAGTTATCGAGGACCAGGAAGGAAATCCATGGTGGGTTGCCAAGGATATTTGTGAAATTCTTGGGTATGCTGATCATAATTCAGCAGTGAGAAACCACCTGGATGATGATGAAAAGGGTATGCATACAGCGCAGACCCCTGGCGGAAAGCAAGAACTCATCACGGTTAACGAATCCGGCCTTTATACACTTATGGTCAAATCTACAAAACCGGAAGCAAAACCATTCCGAAGATGGGTGACATCAGAAGTCCTTCCATCAATCCGTAAAACAGGCTCATACACCATGCCTGACTACGAACCAGAAACACTGATCCCCGTATCAAACGAATTCAAAGCGGCCGTTGCAATTGCAAAGGCCGCCGGACTGAAAGGAAATCAGGCCACACTTTGCGCGAATACAGCAGTTCGCCGCATAACCGGCGTAAACCTTCTTGATATTATTGGCGCCACACACTTGATCTGTGAAGAGCAGGAACAACACCTGACAGCCACCCAGCTTGGTAAAATACTGGGGCTCACCGCCCAAAAAACCAATAAGCTGCTTGAACAAAATGGCGTCATTGAATCTTACCGGGACGATAAAAACAAGCTCAACTGGAAGCCAACCGCCAAAGGCAAACAATATACCATTCTCAAAGATACCGGTAAAAAATCCGGGTCCGGGACCCCTGTTCAGCAACTTTTTTTCCTTGAAAGCGTCCGGGAGGTGATGTCATGAACCTCCAAACCGCCCACACCACATCAATCCCGGCAACACGCATAATCGCCATGGAATACGCACCAGCCCCATTAAAACTGACCCGATCCATCCGCCGACAAATATACACCGCAGACCTGGTCTTTGCCATGGTCACCAGCCTCGATTGCGACATGCCTAAAAAAACCTTTGACGTGATGGCCCGCATCCAGGCCCGGGTAGACAACATCAACAAAATACTATACGGCGGCGGTAAGTTCGTCCTGGCCCAAAAGGACTGGGAAAAATACAACCGAATCATAAACGAAATGAAAACCATGATCCTGAACATCAGCGACGACAACAAACTGGGCCCGGATTTTTTCAATGCCATAATGCTGATGGTGGAAGAGGCCTATGAAAGCGTAACGCAATCCAAAAACCAGAGATTGCAGCACGAATGGGCCATGCTCAGGAAATCCATGGGAACATTTTGCAGCCACATAATTAACGAGCCAGACGGATTCGATCCGGATTGGATCGGGTATAAATATGAATCAATCGGTGTGGCCCTGGGCGAGAAGTTTGAAAAAGTAATCATGGCATAAGCTTTTGAAAGGCAAATCAATGAATAAATGGGACAAACGATTTATAGAATTGGCATACTTTGTAAGCTCCTGGGCAAAAGACCCCAGCACACAATGCGGGGCAGTGATCACGGATCAAAAAAACAGACTGATCTCTTTTGGGTTTAACGGGTTCCCCAGGGGCTGCTATGATTCCCCGGAAAAATATGCAGACAGAGACATCAAACTGCTCCGTGTTCAGCACGCAGAAAGAAACGCCATCCTCTTTGCCCAACGGGATCTGACAGGCTGCACCATTTATGTTGTCCCCATGCCGCCATGCCCGCAATGTGCCGGCATGATTATACAGGCCGGAATCTCTCGGGTTGTTACCATCCATATGACAGATGACCAGTATCAACGATGGGGAGAACAAGTTGACGAGTCATGGAAAATGTTTCAGGAGTCCGGTGTAAAAATGGAATGCATCATGAACACAGAAATTCACTAACAATAAATAATTTTTTAATGGAATAAGAATCACCAGATCATTATGACCCAACCAGATATCGAAATACTTGCAACAATGATAGCGGAGCGGATGGCTACGCCTCGATGGATGAAGCTGTCCGCAGCGATAAAGTATTCCGGATATGGCCGGGCAAAACTCATTGAACTTGCTGAACGCAAAAACATAATCGGATACCAGGACCCAGATTCTGCCCGCGGCGACTGGATCTTTGATAAGGAATCAATAGATGACTACCGGCTATCTCACTTTTACACAAAGAAAAACAAAGCCTTGTCAATCCTCGCAACGCTGTAATATCATCCCCAGCATGAGACTTTTCCAAAAAAGAGAGATATGGTATGTGGAATTCTCTGGCCGGAAACGCCGAAGCCTAAAAACAAAAGATGCCAGGGAAGCCAAAGGCATTTTCCGGGATCTGAAGCGGGAGTATTTGCGCGGAAATCTCCTCCAATTGGAAAAACAAACCGGCGGGACCATATCAGATCTCAAGAAACTTTACATCTCAACCCCTGAACGCGCTGACTTATCCGACAAATCTTTGACAGCCGATGAACTTGCAATCAGATCGCTGATGGATGTTGCCGGGGATATCCCCGTTGACCATGTCACAGCAAACACCATTTCCAAATTCAAACAGTCATGCAGTGCCAGGGGAATGAAACCGGTTTCTGTAAATACTCATCTGCGAAGGATCCGTGCAGCATTGAATTTTGCCGTAGAGAATGACCTGCGGACAGAACCCGTTCCCAGAATCAAATTAATGAAAACTGGATCTGCCTTGCCAAGGATTATTGAGTCAGGCGACATAGAAAGAATCTTGTCAGCGGCCATGGATCGGAAACCGGAAATGTACCGGATAATACAATTTGCCCTTTTTACCGGCACCCGCCGAAAAGAAATCATAACGGCAAGATATGAACACATCCATGACGGCAGCATTGTAATCAATGGGAAAGGTGCCAAAGAGAGGCTTATCCCACTTATTGATCATGTATTTGATATTATCGGCCACCAGGACATTGGGAAAATTTTTTCATACGCTCACACATCCACAGTATCAAATTATTACCGAGAGATAACCCGGGCAGCCGGTGTGCAATCAAGGTTCCATGACTTGCGCCATACAGCAGCAACCAGGATGTTAACCGTCGGCATCCCCCTGGAAGTGGTTCAGAAAATTTTAGGGCATACGGAAATAAGGACCACTCAAATTTATTCCCAGGTGGTCCAGGAGAGATTGAAAATTGAAATGGAAAAGCTCAAATATTGAAAAACAAAAAGACCGCAATGCGCCCAATATGCGCCCCGGCCTTTTTAACTATCTGAATTAATTGATATGGTTTTTTCACTCGTAATGAGAAAGTCCGCGGTTCGAATCCGCGCGCCGGCTCCAGCAAAATCAAGGCTATAAGGCGTTTTCGGCGTTTTGTTGAAAACGCCTTTTTCTTTGTTTCTCTATTTTTTAAGAAAAAAGTGACGACATATGCGCCCCATATGCGCCCAGATTTTTAACATCCGTAAATTTCTTGATTATCATATAAAGAGATATGCGCATCATAAAAAAAGAGCCTGCCAAAAGCACGTACCGCCCGGTAATATTTTAAAATGCGCTGCATCCTTAGCCATTTTAACAAGACGCAGCCTGACGCCGCATTGTTTATTCGAATCATGTTATCTATGAATACTTGGTTTGCAAGTTCGAAACCAAACTCATCGTTATAAATTGTATACATCCAGTCGTGAACCTTACATGCCGCTTTAATGCTCAACAAGTATACCGTATCCGGGACAAGCCTATCACCATTCCCACCAGGGCCGCAACCGTTCACAGCAGCTGACATATCTTGACCTAAAAACGCCCAGAAGCTTTCAGGGGCAGCAATAATGTATCCATCCAGATACCCAAAACGAATTGGATCGCAGATTGCAAAAACCGGCAGGCTTTTATAAAACTCGGCAATGTCCATCACGCTACCTCAAGCACCATACTTATGAGATCATTAACTCGGCGCGGGGTCTGGCTGTACCAATCTGAGTTTTTCATTTGGACAATCATACCCGGCCAGTTTCTGTCTTTGACAGCACGGATCATCAGCTTAAAAGATCGAAACCCGCCATAACCCAGTTGAAAACGCATATCTGCCAAAACAAGTTGGATCGGCTCCGGCAATGTATAAAAATCGTTGAAAATGACTCTCAAATCCGCCTCTACTTCTGCAGCATCCTCGTCGTACATCAAATTCACGACTGCTTTTGATATGCCTTTGTCATCCAAATTATGCCCTATGCCTATAGTGGTTTTCCCTGCTGGGCATTTATACGGGGCATATTTTATCCCCTCATGTTCAATGAGCAGTTTTTTAAGTTTTTTGTGATCCATGCCACTCCCAAATTTTTATATAGCATGTCAAGCTACGATTGTTCAGAAAAGGTTCCCAAATCCCCAGCACGGCGTCCGCCAATCAGGACACAGTGCCGTTCCAGCAGCTTGTCATGCCGGTCTATCCGGCCATAAAGTTCTTTAAAATTTTTCGCTGTGCTTTCCTTGTCCGCATACCGCGACGGAAGATCTTCCCTGCAAGTTGACTGTTTAGTGGCTAACAACTCCAATGTGTGCAGGATGGTATCAAGTTGCTTTTTCACCATCCATCCGATTATAGCGAGTAAGACCGTGATAACGACACGTCCAATACTTATCAGCGCAGATTCAGTTGTCCACTGTGGGTGCGATCCAGGCGCCTGGGAAACAACCTGCGCAATTGCCATAGCCATTAAAAACAATTGAATACCAACGCTTACAAATGTGATGCAAAACATTTTTTTTATCAAAGCTATCCCCGTTTATAAAATTATAGCAGTATAAATTATCAAACCCTACCCTTGCCCGTCCGTGATAATCACATTACCTCCTGTAGCCGGGAACAAATTACTGACCTTCCTGATAATGAAAAGGCTGTTAAAGTTTTCATTTTTCCCTAATACAAGCTGGTCGCCTACGCTATAAGCCAGATCTGAATCTGTGATACTAATCTGCAGTCCCGTGGATGTTTCAATCGTCAATTTGATGCCAGACACAGCAGTTACCCGGCCGAACAGATAATTTTTAGACGACTTTTTCGGATTGAATTGCTTTAGGATATCCACAGGACCCTACTCCCTTGATAAATCCACATATTCAACTGTTTCAACTGTATTCACAAGGCTGTCAGGCGTTCCTGATATGGTTAATTCGGTAATGGTGGTTAACACATCCACACCGATCCTTGAAGATTGAATCCGTAACACATCACCGGCTTTCATGGCCGGTATGTGGTTGGCAATTCCGATGCTTTTAATCTTTGCCGTATGGGTATGCGCATTGATCTCATACTGAGCCCTGGGCGTCACCATTGCCCATGATTGATAGATTCCATGACTGACTTCCGGCAGATCCACAAATGGGGAAACATGGAAGATTTTGGTTGCGTCTGCATCCTGCCCGGCCACCTTAAGATGATATGTTGGCCCTGCGTCAAACAGTGATATTTCCGGTGAGCCGCCGTCATCCATAACCATGGAGACTTCGGAATCGCTCCCAAAAGAAGCTGCCCCGGATGCCGTTAAATTCGTGCCTGATTCTGCGTCCGACTGCGTTGGATATAGCTCAACAAGGATATCATCACCGGCATCTGATAACTTGACATACCAGTCACGATTTGGATTCAAGTTCCAAGCCGTTACGCTAAATGACATATCACCCCGCTCTTTGCATTTTCGCCCATTAAACCCATACGCCACCCCCGCGTGGCTGTGCCGTGATACTCTTTACCGTCCATGGCCATTCGTTTCAAAATCTGCCGGGTTTTGTGGTTAATTTCCCAGAGCACCACATATCCTTTCCAGGCCCCGCAGAAAAAAAAGGATTCAATACGGGATCCGGATTTTGTCCCTAACGCCTGGGATGCTTCTACAAAAAAATTGTACTTTTCAAAGCCTTTCAATATCAGCTTTTTCCCCCCTGGCATCATAATGCTTATTTCACGGATGCCTGTCCGTTTTTCACCATATTCCGATGCCCACCCAGGATCACATGCCCGGATATCCGGTGAGGTATAAACAATTCCATCGTCAAATGTTATGGTGTATTTCATCTGCCTCCCAACTATGAGTATAAATATCTCAGGGTGAGCACCAGAGCCGTTGAGCTGCCCGGGGAATGCGTGCCGTTTGTAACGAGCTGCTTGATATTAAAATAAAGATTCTTTGCAGCGGCCAACGCCGCCGTATCCAGTTCAATTCTTGATACGATCCCAGCTAGGGGTGTTCCAGCCCATGTTGCTGACCCAGGGGCAGCGTTGGTTGTGGTAATGGCCCGTATAGAAGAGTTCTCAGGTGTCCCGCCGCCCAAGAAATTATTTGCAGCGGTTTCGTGAGCGCTTGAGTCCCATGCTTCGAGGTACGGCACCCCGGCGGTTGCCCCATCAAAAAATATTGCAAAGACATATCGTTTATCTCCTCCGGACTGCCCGCCTGCGCTTGTACCTGCCAGTGGCACCTGATCAAACACAGACGCAGACGCATCTTTGACAAAGGTTTTTTCGGCCTCGTTGCTGCCGGAATCCGGGATTACAACCGGATAGCGGGTGCCTGATATGGAATCCCCGTCTGTCTGCTGCTCAGAACACCAGGCCATTGCGTCGTTTGCAAGGTCCATAACTACCCAGTTGGATGAAGAACCACCAGCACCACCGGACGCGTTGCCAGTGTTAACCCCATCATTTGCAGTATTATTGAAAAGCCAGTAAGTATTCGGCTGTGACATTATGCGACCTCCTTGATCACACTGTTTAAACTCATTGCATACACATATTTAAATTCCGGCATTGCGTAAACTGCCATTAAGTCCATGCCCATGCTTATGATTTTACTCCCGTCTCCAACACTGATATCCATAGCCATATCCCGCGTGATGATGCCGGATGACAGCATAATATCCATGATCACATCCATATTTATTTTTCTAGAGAGAATTACCGATATCGGCATGTCAATAATGCCCAAAAAACCAACTGCGATATCTAGTATATTGTCACAAATTGATTCACCAAGAGTTTGAATGTCTATAGGACAGGATTCCATGGCCTGGTAGCCTGCTGAAACATCCATACAGGCGTCACCAACCTCGCTTAAAAATGCCATGATATCAAAACAAAAATCCGTTAATGAAGTACTTTCGCTTAAAGCATCATCTTTTTCTAATCCAGGCAGGATTATCGCACCTAACTGTATCTTTACACGCTGTATAACCGAAGCCATACCTGATATGCCAGGTGTGGTTATGGCGTTAATATCAACCATAATTAGTCTATAGCTGAAAAATCAAAAGTGGTTTCGTACGCTACGTCAATGTTATACCCGTTCTGCACTGTAATGGGTGTCGATAAAACATCACGCGCCGCTAAATATTGGTAATTTATACTTGCAAAGATTTTGCCAAAAAAATCTAATCCAATTTCTGCAATAATGATATCTGCGCCAGACGCATTATTAAATTGTCTGGTGTTTATTATTGTCCATTCTTTAAGGCTTGAATTATAATTAGATGCTACGGCTGATTGGGCACCATAAGACAACTGACCAGGTCCTGTTCCGTGAACTATTCTTGCTGCAAGGTCATAATTTTCGACACTGAACGCGGCATTTCCAGTACCAACACATATTCCGGCGCTATTTGAATTTAGAGATGTCGTAACGAAGTGATTGTTATTATATGAATAGCCTACTGGGCTAAAACAATAATTTGAATTATAATCAATTATGCCCGAACTGCGCTTCGCAGATATATTGCCAGCACCGAAAGCATTACTTCCACCCCCAGCGACTCCAGAAAAACTCGTAAGCCATAATATATATCCATTTCTTGTCCAGCTATGACCTTGTTCGTGTAACTCGCTTACAACCCGCGACTTATCATCAGTGACTTTAATTCTAATCATAAAATTAGGCATTTTTTTCATAATCAACCTGCTTTTTAAAGTAAAATTTCATGATCTGGGTTTTCTTCACAAATCAATCTGATTCTGTAACCGCTCCTGCCGTCTTTACACCCTGGACAAACTCTTTGCTTATAGAGCTTGCCGCTACACTCCGGACATCTCAAACAAGTTTTAGATATACCCATAGAAGTTTTTTTGCCAACGATTGATTTTTGTTTTTCTTTTTTAATTTCTGCTTTCTTTTTAGCTTCTTGGATTTTCTTTTCCCGCCCTTCTTCGGTAAATATCCAGTAATTCCCAAAAAGATAGTGGAAAGGAATATTATCTTCTGGTTTTTCCTTAACAGGGGTCCATCCGGCTTCTATTAACTCAGGTAAATCTCCTAAATTTTCCCTTTCCATTGTCTCTTTAAATAATTCAAATGCGGCTAAGACGTCTTCTGACCTGTACGCCTGTAAGCTTTGCAAAATTTTGTAACTTAATTCTGTCATATTTACCCCTTAGCAAACCCATTGGTATTGAGAATAACTGTAGACCGTGGTACCCCTATCATTTCCCCATTTATCTCCTAAATATTCAGTACAAGTTTCAGGCTCACAAGCAGGGCCAGGGGCTCCTTCAGGGGATGTCCTTACACAAGTAGACGTATCGAGATAATCATCATGCACACATAGCCTTGTAACAAGCATGCTGACTTTAGTACCTCCTGATATTTCGTTAGAAACAGAACATTGAATAAAGCTTGATCCACGAGAACAATCACCTCCAGTTGTTGCCACCCCAGACCCAACCAATTCCCAATGCCCGTCAGTGCTCCTTATCTCTATTTCGCAACAACCGACATTAAAAGTCAAAGTTCCGCAGGCATCTTCAGGCATGGTAATAATTTCAATAGTTCCATCGCTACAAATATACTCAGCAGATTGCCCAGGCTCCAAAACGTCAACGCCTATGATTTCACAGTTTCCGCAAAAACCGTTTCTTGCACCTTCACAATTTGATTCACACTCTGCTAAGTTATCAGTCTTTAACTGCTCATAAGCTTCATTATACGCAGGGCTATTTTCTTCGCCAGATTCTAAAGCCTGTTCATGTATCGTTTTTGGATAATCGTAAGTATTCCCTTTCTCATACATTTCCGATTCACATAACTCAGAGCATTCACATGAAAACCCATTTTCACAATCATCGGAGCTTTGATACCCGTACCTCAGCTTTTCTTTCTCCTCATCTCCGATTACGCTGTCGTAATTCACTATTTTTGTCAAAATAGCGCTATCACACGCAGTAACCAATCCTCCTGACGGATCACCTGATTCACCTTCACCCAGAGGGCTTGACCCTGCCTCGGGCTCGCTTCCATCTTCGCTTGAGTCCCCTGAATCATCTCCTTCATCAGACGTGGAATCTGGCGACAATGCCCCACCTCCTTCCCCGGGGAATTGGCCTTCACCATCTTCAGGGCTTCCTTCAGGGTATCCATCACCACCATCGTCACCGCCGGACAAATCTCCACCATCATCTCCACCATCATCCCCGCTATCCAATCCGCCTACTGGTTCAACAGGAAAAAACGGGTCTGGCTCTTCTGGGTCCGGTTCTGGCAATGGGTCGTCGTCATCATCTTCAGGAATTTCTGGGTCATCATCTGTGACAACAGTGCAGTCTATTGATGACATGTTTATTGATGCGGATAGCCCTTGCTCCGTACCATCTGCCATTGTCACGGTGATTTCAGAGCTACACCCGCCTCCATATATCTCAGTGTCTTCTGGTGTGGTAACAGACCCCCCTGGCCTCCATCTAAAAGTGGAAGCACCTGCCGCAGTGTAGTAAACAAGTAACTCTACACCGGTTTCGTATGAATAATTTAAATCAATAGTCTGATCAGTATGGCTCGAATACCTATTTGGATTAGTACTTGATTTTCTATAAACCCGTGGTGGATTATGTACTTCAGAGATCGGCATGGAGGTTTTGACCTGGGACACCCCGGGGATAACATTAAAAACGGTGGCTATTTCAGCATAAACATCAACATAGCCTAAAGTTCCTGACCAAGAGTCTTGTTCTCCGCAGCCTTCATCTCCTGCCAATCTAACTACATATCCAAGCGCAGGTTCATTATTTATTGTCGCTGCCACCAAGATATTTGTGTAATTCCCAAAACAGACTTCAGAGGACCCGGCACGAACACTAAGACTGGACCCACATGCACAGGAGTTCCCGAGTTTAATATCCAGAGAACTCTGCACGCCACCGACATCCGCCGTGACGGCGACGTCAAAAGACTGATTCCCGGCAATTACCGTATTTACTGCACACCCGGCTGTAATATATGAGACAACAAGTGTTTGATCACAATATGTAAAAGGATCATTGACAATAATCTCATTGCCTTCAAAAACGCACCCCTCTTTTGATGCGTCCCAAAAATTATTTGCGTGGGATGAGTCCGCATATTTCCATATGCCGATCACATCGCTAACCGGATAAGCAACCGTAAGTTTATAATAATTATCCGCATTGACGGTCTCTTTATCAATCAGATAATCCCCTGTGACTGTAACGGCCTTGTCTACGGTAATCCCTGATTCTGCCGTCCAATCCACACTGACATTATTTGCCGGCTGCCCGTCCTGGTCAGTGACAAACGCCAGTACAGTGCCAGACGACACCCCGTCTGCCGGCAGGCAATCAGTACCGTCAAGCACAACAAGCTCAACAGAGTATGACGCATTCCCTCCTGCCGCGCTGATTAATATCCTATTCCCAAAATCAGGGTATTCTATGCTTTCACTGATTCCCGAGATATCCACATCTGTTATCGTATGATCTGCCACAGACGGATGAAACACATTGGATTTTATCACAAGCTCGCCGGAGGTGCTGCACCCGACATAATCACCGGTAAACCCGGCGATCTCTGCAATCACATCAATCGGATAAACACCATCAACAGTGTATGTGCCGCCGTAAACCGTATAGTAGGATGTTTCAAATGTAATTGTCAGACCGCACAAATCCGCCATTTCTGTCATAATGGCCTGGCATGTGGTATCTGATGACCACTCTTTGGACACTTTCACGGCCCACGGGGATCCGATTTTGGCCGTTTCAGACCGGCCCCATATGCCCTGACTGATCATTGAATCCGGGTCTGTGGTAAGGATAGGCTGTTCAATGTAAAAATTGCCCTGGGATATCCATGTCGCGCCGTTCTTTGTCTTCACCTCAATCCGTAATTTTGGAAAGACGGTAAAATCAAATTGAGTATAAAAAGAGGCATCCGCAGCAAACAGCGTTAATTCCCTGGCATAGGCACCTTTACTTTCACGGATCTCGAAACTTGCGATTTGATCCTTAACCGACACGCCATCCATGAGAACATCCCAATCAAGAGCCATACCCTACACCGCCTTAGAGACAACAAGAAGTTGAATTTCATAAGAAAACATATGCGTCCCGTAATACGAAAAAAGCAGATTACGCCACGACCTAAACCCCTTTGGGTTACGACTGAATTGCACTTTCCAACAATTATACCCGTCCGTGAAGTACCACTGCCCGCCAACTGTTTCATAAGCTGTTTTCAAAGCCGCTGCCGTGGTCCCGGATAACGCATCCGTATCAGAAAACGAGATAAGGCCGTCGCTTTCCACCACACCGAAATCCTGGATCACGGTACCGCCAATGGTACGGATCACAGCCCCCCTGTCCTGTGTTGCACCTGCCGGATTATATTCCGAGTGCAAAGGGTCCTGATCAAAAACGATAAGCGTTGCAGGGGCGGGCGTTACGCTGTCAGGCGTCACGGTTGCCGCTATATCTGTGGAAAAAAACCTGAATTTAGACATTGGAATAGACCATCCTCATCCTGGACATCTCTTTTGCCAATTGTTTCATTGCCATCCTTGAGTCACGATCTGTGATTTTAACAGGGGCCTCGATGTCCCCGGCCTGGAATCTGACCACCAGGGTTTCGGATGCGCCGCCAGGCAACGCCATGCCACCGGCTGCGAATTTTTGCACCGGCATAGAAATGTTTGATATTAATCCACCCAGCCTGGCTTTTACCATGCCCGGGAAGTCCGCTTTCATGGCGTTAAGGGCATGGAATAACCCGGCCCCATACTTTGATACGGCCTCTTTGCGGATTACAAATTCACCGGCCTCCAAAAGAGCACGAATCCTATCACCGCCGCCGTATCCAGGCAGACGACCACCCCTGGCAAACCCTACCGGCCCGCCGGTTTGCTTCGCTTCGACATTCTTTGTAACAACGGTGATGTATTTTGTTTCATCTTTGGTCAATTTATTGATGGCAGCCTGGGCAGCTTCAATATTTTTTAGCTCAACTTTAACATTTACAGACCGTTCTTTTGCGATCTCATCCAGACTTGCCTTTATTGTCGCTGCAGAGGCTTCCCAGGTTGATTGAGCGGCCTTAGCATTTTCCTTCTGGGCTGAATATAAGCTGGTCATAAAATCGCCGACTGTCTGCACGCCTTGTTTGGCAACATCCACAGTCGACTCAAGGCTTCTTACAATCGTCTCTTCGCCGTCTTCTGTCGATGTTTTTATCTCTTCTGCAAGCCCGGCATAAATTCCCTCGGCATCTTTTGCAAGGGACTCTGCAAGCTCATAATCCCCACTGCGCAACGCTTCCTTGGCTGCATAAAGTTTTTCATCAGCCTGCAGGCGCTCATCATTCCACGCCTGTTCATCGGTCATTGTTTTTTGAGCCAGTTCACGCAGCTTGTCTTCCGTTGACATCCTGGCCTCTTGGATCTTCTCTTCCCAGGAAACAACTTCTTCAGCATATTTTTTGGCCTCTGCGGTGGCGGCTTCATACGCTGCAGTGGCCTGTTTTTCAAACTCATCAAGCTGTTCTTTGGTGGCCTTGATTGCTTCGGCCGGCTTTTCCATCCCTTCACCGGCAGCCTCTCCGGATGTTTTTATTTTAGCCAAGCCACTGTCTATTTCTGCCAGACGCTGATTTGCTATTTGTAATTGTGCTTGTGCTTCAATCGCCTCTTTTGTTGCCGTCCCAAGCATTGTCGTCTCTTCAGCTTTTGATTGCATCTCTACCTGCAACGCAGTCCAATATGCCTTTGCGCTCTGCAATCCTTGCCGTAATTCCTCAAGCTCTGCAGGGACCGTCCCTGTAATATCATCCGGAAGCTTAACGTCTTTAAATTCAACAAATTTTGCCATAACCTTTTCTGTAGTTGCGAACAGATTCTCCTGCGACTCCTTGGCATGTTCCTGGGCATCGCGCATCTCCAAAAAAGCGTCTGCAGCTTTAATGATATTCACAACACCCTGCGCGGCAGCCAGAGCAACCAAACCTTGGAACGCAACACCCAAAGCCGTTGTGGATGTTGCCGCAGCCGCAATCGCTGATCGTAACGATCCGACAAAACCAACAATTCCAGATCCAGTTAAGACCACAAATGCGGCATTTAACGCGGTGAAGATACCTACCAATTTTGATACGATAGAAACCGTTACAGCCGTTCCGGCAATCACAGCCAAAACTTCTTTGTATTTAACGGCAAATTCAACCAGCTTGGCTGCCCCTGAAATTAACTGTGAAATAAACGTGCCGATCTCACCGGCATTGTCCCGCAATACCTGGGCAAGGTCATTCATGGCTGTAACCAGGTCTTTATTTTGCACTACGGCGTTTTCGATCTCTTTTTTCACAAGTTGAATCGCGCCGGAGAATGTCTCTGCACTGCCAGCGGCTCGGCCATGCAACGCCGCTGACTGCTCAAGCAAAACCTGATAACGGACCTGAGCTTTTTCGACATCTGTTAAATCTTTCCAGGCTTTCTTAGTGGCGTCATTTGCTTCGAACCATGCCTTGACATATGTTTCATTCAAGGTCAGGCCCAACGCTTCCGACGCCTCAGCCTCACCGCGTAATGCTGCCGTAACCCGTTCGACGGAATCGCTAAGCTCAAACTTACCGGCCCCAAGGTCCGCAGATCGCTGGATAACCTCTTCCATCTGGTCCTTGGAGAGCCCAAGCCGTTTGGTCATGTCAACGGTCTTGGAAATGGCATTGGCCAATGCCGTATCAGAATAAATCACCAGCTCATCAGACAACCGGGTTATCGTGCTTTCCCAATCCTCAAGGCTGCCGATATTGCCAAATTCACGGTTTGCGGCTTCAACAGACGATTTGAGATTATAAAATGCAGTTTCAGAGTCCTTGACTATATCAACAGCGCTTGAAATAGCAGAGATCCCGGCATACGCACCAATAAGTCCCTTGATTTGATTAGTAAGCCCTGACGCTATATCTTTTCCACTGGTGACAGATTTGTTGAATGTCTGCATGGCCTTGACGCTTTTATCAAGCCCTGAGACCAAAGAATTTGTTGTTTCTTTGATCCCTTTGCCGACCGCAGATATGACAATTTTTACTTCATTCGCCAATTCTCAAAAACTCCTTCCACTGCTCTGGGCCTAAGTGATACCCAATCCTGACCGCCGTAGCCATATCGCGTAAAAAATCTGCTTCAGCCTGCTGTACGCGTTTATTTGCCGTCAGAAAAAATTCGAATCCGTACTCAAAACAATTCAGGTGCCCGGCTTGGATAACTCGGCAAATGATGCTGTCAAGTTGCTCAGAATCGAGTTTTTCAGTATTTTTACCACCCCGCTTTTCTCCACCACACTCAAAAAAAAAGCGTTGACCTCCTTGGCAGCCTCCCATATCTGGTTTATTTCTGACGGGGCCATCTCTTCCAGTTTTTCCGCCGGCAAATCAGTCACCATGGGCAGCAACTCAAGCGCCTGCTCTATGCCACTAATATCCGACAAGCTGTCAAGCATCTGCCGGATATCCTTTACCCGCAGCTCTTTGACGGTAATCTCCATATCGTCAATTTTGATTGACTTGGTTTTTCTCATCTTTAATCAATCACCTCTGTTTTAAAATACTCCTGGCCGCTGGCCTGGGTCGTATCGGCAAGCACAGATCCGGAAATATTAAGGATGTTTGCTCCCTCACCGATTAAGGGGAACTCCCCATTAAGGTTGAGCTGGACCTTATGGAATGTCCATCGTGTCCTGGGCCCCTGGTCACTCTTGTCAGATACAAAGATCAGCTTTTTCTGCACGCTGCCGCCGGACATGGCCCAGGTATATGATTTTGTCACTGCCTCGTAATCATATGAGACAACATCCGTGCTTGCCGTTGTGCCGGTTGACAACTGCCGGATATATCCGTAATCCGGGTCAAGGGTATAGTCCGTACCCTGCACCCGCCGGGTTGCGCCTGTCACATCGGTAACCACCACGTCTTCCAGAGTTTCAACGCCGGCAGGTGTGATATAATCCGTATCAGCGACATTATATACCTGCTCACCAGCCTGGAAAGTGCCGACGACATGCACCACTTCCACATATCCTGCGGGTGCATACGCAATTTTACCTGTCGCCGCAGAGGTCCCGCCGGTCAGGGTGTCGCCGACCACAAGAGTCCCGGTAATAGTACCGGTTAATTTGGTGGAAAAGACGTTCAGGTGCCCAAGGTCGATATACATATCATTTACCATGGTCGGATCGGCCTGATATACATAGCTGGCAGACTGGTTCAATGCGTTAAAATCACTGCCCAGCAACGCCATTTTGAGGTTGTTGTTGGTCATTTCCCGCAGGCCGAAACTGATGGTGGCTTCCCGCTCGCTCTCAACCTCAAGGATGGTGGCCCGGGCCGCGTTACGATTCGTTTTAAGTTTTTCAGTGGAGACGGTAACGCCGAACGTCAGGTTTTCCAAATCACCAAGTTCATCAAAAGAAGCCCCGGCAACAGCTCCAACATATGCCCGGCCCGTGCCGTTATACCGGATATTGTCAGCGCTGGAAGATAAAAAAGTCATGATAATACTCTCCTATACCGGCATCGCCCGCCGGTTTGATTTCAAAACTGTAATAGGTATAATAGACCCGCTGATAAACAATGGATAGTAACTTGCAGAGCCTGATTCTGCCCGGGTGGTTACACTCCCGAGACCGGCCCGATAAATGGCGTTTTCAGCCAGTTCTCGCAAAGCCTGGACCTGGCCGAACCCTGTTAACGTCTTTACATTCCCGGATGTCGCGATCTCTTCGTTGACAATACCAACACCTATTTCCAACTCCCAGGACAGTTCACGGACAGCATCCCCACGGACTTGATTCAACCCTGTCACAACAATGGCAGGGAAATCATTGGCAGGCACAGGGGGGGTGTTTTCGTCAACATCCACAAACACGGTATGCGCCCGGCCAAACTCCTGCACACACCAGGCACTGATCAGCGCGTCATCCGCCAAGGCCCGTTTAATACGTTCGATCAATTCAATTACTGTTGCCATTATTACTTCATGTACCTCAAAATTGACGACATAAACTTCTTTTCAATATTTCGCATGATGTCTTTTTCTTCCTGCCTAAAAATTGGTTCAATTAGCGGACGTGGAGGTGTTTTAAAACTTGTCGTTGATTTTTTGATTGGGAAGCCGAGGGCAAACAACATACGCCTTGAATCTGGGGTTATCTTAGTTGAAAACCCCTTAGCTTGCATCCGAACCAATTTAAAAACAGACTCTGAAATATTTCCGGCCCGAATAAATCCGACATTGACCATCTTGTCGGCCGGATCATAATTGTACCGTACCGCTCCGGCCAGTTTTGCCATTGGGGCAGTCTTGGTTGAAAGAATAGACGGTTTGTATTCCGTACCTTTCCATTTACTTCCTTTCTTGCCCCTCCAAACCTTTTTATAATTTTTAAGTCTGTACTTTGGGTCCTTTCCCTTCGCCGCTTTGACCTGTGAAAGCACACCAGTATGCGGATTAAGTTTTTCCCACTTATGCCCGTCAGGTCCGCCAGTCTGAATAGCGGTCTTGATCAGATCCCGCAGCCGATCTCCTTCTGAACTCAAAGCGGATGATATAGCCCTGTCAGCATACTGCGGAAAAGCCTTGAGCATGATCTCCATATTCTCAATGGCAACTTCCCCGCGTTCATCCAGATAGATTTCAAGCATGGTCAAACATCTCCACGACCCTGAAAACAGAGCCGTCAATGTTGATCTCATCGTAAACAGCAGGTACGGCTACGTCAGATACCCGTAGCCACACAGTGATTACACCCCTGCTGATAAAAGTGCCAAACCCGGCCCGGGTATCCCGTTCGCATGTCAGCACATGTTCAAACCCGTCTCCCTTACGGCCATTCTCGTTGTCAATCTCGCCTTCATCCATAATGACCTTGACCTGGACAGCCACGCCCGTGGCCTTGGGCGTGTACTCCGCATCCACGGCAAATTCATCCGTGTTGTAAAATACATCCAGGTCGGCAGCCATCTGTTCTTTGAGCGATGTCATGGGTTAGGAGCTCGCGGTCATATCAATGAGATATCCGCACGCTTTTGAGATCTCAGATTTTGCAGAACCGTCTTCGTCATAGCTGGCCAGGAAAGATCGCTTGAATCATGCCTTACCCGGAGAATATCTCCCCTTGTCCGCTCTTCCCTGTACTGCTCGACAATCGGCAGTGATCCGTTCTGACCTTCGTTCCACAGGAATGTACGACCAACACATGGCTCAGTAATATCCCCGGCAGCGGTTCTGCACAGCATCGCGTATTTGGAACCCCAAATGTCTGACAAAGAGGCTGACTGTCCTTTTTTGGCGCTATTATACAGCCCCCCGGCAATCAACACATTTTCAACATCAAACACCGTTTTAAGGTGATCGACAGTCACCCGACCGGTCTTTGCCGCATCTGGGAATACCTTGTAAACCATATCCTTCACGTCATCATTTTGCCGCAGATTTTTAATCCCGTCATACGGGATAATGAGCGTATTGGGGTCAATGCCGTTTGACCGCAGAGCGTCTTTGCCTGCTTCGATATCATATACAGGGTCTGCAGATGCTGTGGTTGCCCAGGCTGTGGAAGCATTGTGGGCAGAAAAGTTTGTTGCTGAAAAAAGCTTATCGGCAACACGTTTTTCATGTGCCCGCAGGATTTTGTTCATCAACACTTCGGCGATAACGCGTTCATAATCGAAGCGCGTCTTATATACAGCCGCAAGCCTGTCATCAATGGGATATTCCAGGCCGTTATCGGCAGTCTTGTAAAAGCCTTCTTCGAACTCTTCTTCGACGCGATTATATCCACCGGTCGCGGCACGTTTCACGTCATGAACGTTGAAAAGAGATTCTTTTGGGATTACCGGATAAGCTGCAGACCATTCGGCAACCGGGAAAATCGGCATCACTTGCAAACCAATAAACCCCATGGTAATGGATTCCTGCATAACCTCATAAACCACCTGGCCAAGATCGGGACGGGACAGGGCTGTATCTTGTGTCGGTCTCATATTTCTATTCCTTTATTCAGCCGATTAACTCAGCAGTGTTTTTGTGTATTCAATCCAGAGTGCTGACAAAACAACCGTGTCTGTCGTATGTGCTCCCGGGGTCAGTTCCACAGTCATGGTCTGCGCCCCGGCAGGGATATCAGCCGCAGCAATGGTGATGGTCTTTTCCGCGTAGGTGGCACCAAGCGCCGCTGACGCATCTTCAACCTTGGTGTCGCCTTCATTGAAATAAGCATCACTTGCGATAACCGGGGTATCAGTTGCCCCGCCTGACTTGGCCCGCAGGTGTACTACCACGTCGGCAGCCTCATTCAGATCCGGAGGAAGCGGAACCTGGAACAGCACAGGATCTGAATTTGATGCCGCCCATGTCAGCACCAGTCCGGAATCCGTATCCCCGTTGGCCATATCAAGTTTCGGGGTTGTGGCTTCATCCAGTGTGCCAACAACATTGGTCCCGTCCCCTTCCAGCAATGTGGCTAATGGAACGCCGATAAAATTCTGGGCATTGAGCAGGTGGGCGTAAACTTCTTGCAGTGCTGCTTCAACAGTAGTCGTGCTGGTATATGCTCCCGCATCAGCGATTGATACAGTAGCGGCAGTGGTTGAAACCCCTGGGTGCAAGATAACTTCAACGATATCGCCGGCGGCTGTGGCCGCTTCCAACGCCTTAAAAAAAGCGGTACCTGAAGAGGTGTCAGACACCTTGCCGTCGGCAGCGCCGTAAAGATCGGCCATGGCCGAAAACGTATCAGCGGCAACAACAAGAAAAGTGCCTTCTTTGCATAGCGGAGCAACAGCCACCATGTCACCATCTTTCGCGTTGTCCATTGTAATGCCGATAAAATCTTCTCCGGCATCTGCATAGACGACTTCCAAAGGCGTTGTGACGGACCCGCTTTCAAGTTTCACCCGCCTGTGCTGTGCTAATTCTTCACCAGCCTGGAAGGTTACAGGACCGGTCGTATATTTTGCTTGTGTCATTTATCTCTCCTTTATTTTTGCTGATCTTTCAGCCATGCTTCATGCAAATCCGGATCAGATGCGGCAATTGCGCCGATGGCCACGGACCGTTTGCAGTTGTGTTCCGCATGATACGCAGAAACCTTTTCAAGGAAACTTTCACCTTTCTTGCCATCTCCTGCCGGGGCAGCAGGAGCAGCAGGGGTGGGCGAATTGTTCTGGATGCCACTCAATATTTGTTTACGAGTTATTTTACCTGTGTCGTCCCCGGCTGCATCCGCTTTGCCGAACAATTCTTTCCCTATTTTTACCTGTTCTGCGGTCATGCCTGATGCCATCACTTGATCAAGTTTTGTTCTGGCATCATCGCCCAGCACCACGGCCACCATGTCAAGCGTAGATGCTTTGACGGCATCAACGGCAGTTTTTGTTTCAGTTTTAGCAGTTTCCATGGCCACATCTATTTTGGCCTGAACCTCTGCCCGGCCTGCGTTCATTACCTGCGCATGCAAATCCGGATAATCCGCCTTTAATTTTTCTAAATTCATAATCTTGATTCCTTTGATTTTTTTATTTGAGTTCAAATCTGAAATTACTTGTTCCAAGCTTCCGATTTCGTCTATCAATCCCTTTTTAATCGCTTCCGAAGCAATAACCACATCCCCGCCGATACTCGTCACTTGATCAGCAGATAACTTTCTATTCTCAGAAACTTGTGAAACAAAAACATCTGCCAAAGCATCGGCACGGGCTTGCATCGTTTGGCGACCTTCATCTGTTTCCGGATCCACCCGCTTTTTTGGTGAAACAGAACTCACAATATCAATCGTATTATCCTGCCGGCGCCGCATGGTGAAGACAACCCCGATAGAACCAATCTCGGCAGTAGGGGCTGCGATAATAGAATCCGCTGCAGATGCCACCCAATAGGCAGCGCTGGCCGCCTTATCTCCGACATAGGCAACAACAGGTTTGGTAATTTTCTCCCGAATATGGTTTGAAAGCTCGGCAATACCGCCGACTTGCCCCCCAGGGGAATCAATATGCAAAACAATTGAATCCACGGCCGGGTTATCTTCAGCCGCTTGGATATCTGCCAGCAGGCCTTCGGCAGAAGGGAACCCAAACAGCAATGACATAAGACCGCCGCCGTAATGCATCACAGGCCCGATCATTTCCACGATAGCCACCCGACCCCGGAAAGACACCCGATCTGCGCCACTCATTTGTATCCCGGGCCGGGCCAGAATCGCTTCCACCGCACCGGATTTCTCCACAGCTCTCGATATAGTTTCAAATCCGTCACCGGCAATCGCCCATGGCAAATCATACAGTGCTGGTAACGTTTTTTCTTTTTTTACGTTCATCAGGCCTCCTATGGCTCTGTAATTGTCGGCATTACAGCAGCTGCCTTTGCCACTTCCCTGCCGCGTTGCTCAAGCTGCGCTTCCCAGTCCTTCCCGAGTTCTGCGGACCAATCTGACAACGTCAAAACACCCTTATCAAGCAGCAATTCATTCGCTTTTGCCTCTTTAATGGGGTCAACATGGCCTTTGGCCGGCCCGATCCATGAGGCGTTGGTGTACTCATTCAGTCCGTCGTAAAAATCCGGTCCACCCGTGGGCAGTGTCAATTCACCGCGAAGCCAAGCTTCTTCAAGAACCATGGCCCATACCGGTTGGCATAAGTGCCTTTCCATCCATGTGCGATACAGCATATATACGCGCCATGCTTCGAGTAGCGCAGCCCTGGCAGATGAATAATTTGTTTTTGAAAAGTCTTTGGCGATTACTTCATACGGCATACCAACAGACGCCCCGACGCCGCGCAGGATCGTTTCAACGAATGCTGAAAAAGTATTGCCAGGACGTTCATTTTTTAACACATGGGGTTTTTCCCCTGGACCGCCGTACATGACTTGCCCCGGCTCAAACTCTTGATACCGCGTATCCTGGCCGTTTGCGGCTTTTTCGGTATTAAACCTGGAAACGGTTTCATACGGATCTGATGATTCTATGAATAAGGGGAAAGAAGAGGCTACGATGTTGCCAACCAACTCAAAATCAAGATAATCTGACAGATCCCTGAAAAACTTCATGGCAGGGGCCAAAATTGATATTCCCCGCACACGGTCAGGACTCTTAGCAGCCGCATGGAATGAATGGAAAACACCAGGGCGATGCCCGATCCATGCCGGGTAGTATGTGAAATCTTGTGAGGTTAGATGCAGACCCATACGCCCTGTTTTCGGCGTTGCAATATAATATCCCATGGGCTCACTGTTTTTCCCCAGTGACACACCATCCCGGATATCCTCACGGGACATATAATCATACGGGGTTGCCATGCGAACAGGGGACAATGGCTGTAGAGCCAGACGAACAGCGCTTTCACCCGGCTTTGCCTTATCTTTTCGCATTGTCGGCAATATCAGGTACTCCCCGTTCATGAGCAATGAATATGCCGCCTGGAACTGTATATCCTGAAAGTGAAGGCGATTGCCTATGTCAGCATGCTTGCACCAATTAGCATATATCCACTCTGCATTTTCAGCGAACGTGGCTGCCTGTTTTTCTGATATCCCGAGCATCCGCCATTTTGGTTTTGACTGCGGATTGAGACCTGTTCCCACGACATTGGTGGTCATGGAATCAATAGTTGATGCCGCGTGCGGATGATTTGCCGTCAGATCTTCAGCGCGCTCTGAAACGGTTTCCCGCTCATGTGCCTCGTTCCACCTTGACAGCTTACTAACCACCCAATTAAACAGGGTTCCCTTTTTCTGCCCGCCCCTGGATTTGACAGGCCCTGGAGAAGCATACGCGCCAGGCTTTGTCACAAGATCCCATGCTGCACGGGCATGGATGCGTTTAACCCCTGATTCAGGGGAAAAAACAGCAATCGCCCGGTCAAATATATTTGGAGAAAGTGTCATCTGAGCACCCTCCCGGCAGCAAAGTATGGGCCTGTCCTGCCGGCGGTTGCTTCTTTCTGTTTTTCTAGAAATATTAGTGTATTACGAATTTCAGGCAAATCAGCTTTGGTGAGTGTTCTATTCGATATCGTATACGACTGGGAAGCCGCAACAGCTAACAGCGCCGCTTTCCATGCTGAAATTTGTTCTATGAGTTCTTCGGATGTGAAAATTGCCATGTAATCCCCTGTTCAGTATTTTTGATAGACTAAACATAAAATTATGGCGTTGCATAGTAAGGATGAGAAGGATGAGAAGGATGAGAAGGATGAGACAAATGATACAACTATTCCGACACCACCCGATCGTTCCTAAAATCTTCAACATCAGATTCTGAGACTCTGATACAATAAGATGTCCCAAACTTCGACGCCTGGAGATCCCCGCGCTCGATCAGCCTATACACCGTTGACCGGCTCACATTTAACCGCTTTGCAACCTGCGACACATCCAAAAGCCTTGGTTTATTCATTATTCACCTTTTTTTATCTTTTATCAAACCATCCAGGCCGTGTTCGGCGTTCTGTGACCGGCCGTTTTTCCTGTTTTTGTGGTAATTGCCCTGTATTTTTTGAAAAGAGATTCACGCCGCCCCCAGGCCACTCCCAATCCGCCAGCAGGCAGGAGATATATTCACAGTCCATGTAGTGGTTATCCCGGTTCCCGATATGCACCCATTTTTCCTGCCCCTTGCCATCTTCCTGCTTTTGTTCAGCGGCAATCTGGGCGGCATAATCCAGGCCGGTTTCACTATGCAGCCATGCACCGCCTGTCTGCCCGGACCTGGCCTTTTCCATGCGATCATAAAACAAATCCTTGGCCTTGTTTGTATCTGCCATAATCAGCCGCAAACCAATTTTCAAATTTTTGCCGGACGGGGTTTTGTTCAGCACGGACCCCAATTTTATTTTTGACGGCAACGGGTTGGATGATCCCTTGATACCCCAGACCCTACACCCATCCGCAAACCCAAGATGATCCTGAAGCCAGAGATAAGTTGCTTCAGTGGAGGATATATCCGTGTATTTTCCACCGCCCGTGTCAATGCCTGCTCGCCATATTCGCATGGTATGTTCACTGTTCTGTACGGGGAACTGCGTCGCAAACAACAGCCGCTCCACATCCGCCCATGTGCCCAGGTGACCATGGGCGATATTCCAGGAGGTATAATCCTGGGCCCAGGCCCGGACAGAATACCAAAACCCGACTTTCTGCACATCAATCCCGCAGGTCAGGGCCACGGCAGATTCAGGAACGGTTTGGGGTGGCAGGTCGCACTTGCACTCAAGGATGGCATCTTCGGTCTGGTTTGCAATGACTTCATACTCTTTCCAGGGCATGGCCTCCACACCGTTCATGTGATCCTTTAATTTTTCCTTGCTTTCCATCCCCCGCAGAAAAGATGCCGCACAATCACTCAGGGATACAAAATGCGACAACCACCCGGGGAGATGAAACCCAACACTGTGCGGGCGGTAAAGCTCACAGTATGTTTCCAGGTTCACAGTCATTTCCCTGGCAATCCAGTCACCGCCAGCCACCGCCTGATCCCGCAGCCGGTCATCCCACCTGTCTCCACAGTTTTCGCACTCATACCAGGCCAGCTTTTCCTTTTTTATCTTTTTCCGATCCGCCTTTGAGCCGCCGTCCCACTTGATTCTACACATTTGCATAAGCTGCACATGATCGCAATGGGGGCACCGGGCATGATAATCAAACACCACCTCCGCATTTTCAGTCATCTCAATCCAGATATTTCCTGATTGTATAGATGGTGAAGAGATTTTCACATGGGTTGAGACATCATAAAAAGTAATCAACCGCTTGGCGATCAAATCAAGCGGGGATGCTTCAGACCTGGAAGAGCCAAACCCAGCCTTGTCAATCTCATCGGACACGGCGTACCTGATCGGCTTGTTTGAGAGAGTGGCCACTGAACTTGCCCAGGCACCGTAGACGGTCATGTGCTGCAGGCTGATCCGGTCCTGGGTTATATCATTTTTCCCGCCCGTCAGATATGAGCGCAGCCGGGCTGAATTCATGATCATGGGTTTGATGCGGTCTTCAAAGTTTTCGTTGGTCAACTTTTGATCCGGAAAAGTGTAGAGCACATCCCCGGCAGCCAGATCGATCCTGGATCCGATAAAGTTCATGGTCGCTTCGGACACGCCGGTCTGAGGGGCTTTACAGATACAGACCTCCCTGACATACGGCAATGCCATCACGTCCATAATGCCTACCAAATAAGGGGTTACATCGTTTTTCCAGATCCCAGGCAGCCTTGATTTAATCAACACCCGGTGTTTTTCAGCCCACGCCGACGGCTTGATCTGCTTTTTTTTGCGCAGCCGCTTGCGCTCTGCCCTGGAAAACTGCACATCGATCTCAAGTCGACCATGGTCACCCATCCCGGACAACGTCTCCCACAACTCCATGGAACACCACGCGGGCCGACGCCGAATCCGGATACCTGCCGGAGGTTCTTTAAACATCTGCTGCTGCATCGCTGTCACTTATAAAAACAACGTGAAAATTCCTTGTGGTGGCGTACCGGTTCAACTCCTCATCCACGACAGCGTTCATCCGCTGAATGAATTCAGGTGTTTTTTCAGGCTTCCCGCACACCAACGCCACAAGCTCCTGGACCTTTGATGAAAAATAATGTTTCAGACCGGTTTCAAGTATCGCTGCCCGGGCAGCAAGCTCAGCTTCAAACAAGGCCCGCTCAATATACTTGCCCTTCTCCTTCTCCAGCTCAAAAACCCGTCTTTCGTGTTGAATCTGCAGGTTTTTGATTTCCCAGTCCGACTTCACCGCTGCTTTTTCATGGTTGTCTTCCATGGCAGCCTCACGTTTTTTCAGAAGCCTGGCATATTTTTCCACCTCTTTCTGGTAAACGCTGCCGTCCGTATTGAAATCAATGAGCCCGTTTTTTTTGTCCCTGGACATCTTTGACCGAGACACTTCATACCCTGCATTGTACAAGGCATCAGCCGCTTTTCTCAGGCTCTGGAATTTGAGTTCTGAAGAATTTGAAGAATTTTCCATAAAAGCCCCGTTCAGTGGTTATTCTTTTTCCTGTTCTATACGATTACTGTCCAGCAAACTTGCCAGCCTAACCTTTTTATCGTACTTTTTATCATCAACCGCACGGTCGCCAATAATCACCCGCAATTGCTTCATCATAATTTCAACGTCCGCAATTTCAGCCGCCACATGGCCAATGCTGACTTTCCCACGGGCATAATGCCTAAGCGCCGTTATCAATTCGGCGCACTCCTCAATGGCCATATTTACTTGTGAATCTGCACCAAACTGAACCACCGCCTGTTCGTATAAATTCAAATTTGCTCCTTAATAATCTCAAATCCTTCTTCATTCAGCCAACCATGAAACTGCCTTGCTGAATATGAGCACCCAGGTTTTATGGTACATGTTCCATATTGAAACCATGAGCAATTCATAGCTTTACAGAATTCATATTTTTGGTATTCTCTTTTTTTGACTGAGGCCTTTTCATCAGCCATTTCAGCGCCTGCTTTGTATCCGATATCCCAAGCACAATTGAGATCTGAATCAGAATACGGACAAACTTGCTCATCTCTTTTTTTCCCATACCCAACGCCATGTTCATATGCGTTGCAGATTTCATATACTCTTGATTCTTTCAGCATTGCACCGTCCTTTCTATCAAACTCCTATCACACGATATGGGCTTACTTGTGTGATAGGATTGTGTTTTAATTGGGGCATACCGATCACACCCATAACACGGCAAAAACTTAGCATGATACTCCATCATGGCTTCGGACAGACAATCATTACGGTTTACGCAATCCCAGGCGTCAACCGCTGCCGTTTCCATCTTTTCCAGTTTTTTAAAGTAATGAGGATCGCGCCGTTTTGCATCTGCAACTTTCTGCCTTGCTTTAACCCTCTCAACCCGGCACTTTTCGCACCTCACAGCAGTTGAATTCTTTGGACTTAAAAAAATCGTTTTACCGCAATCAATACAATCCAGTTCAAGGGATTTAGTACCGGATGCAGGATGATGAGGACATCCGTAACTGCCGTTTTTTCTTCTGATCAACTCTTCACGCGTCAGACGGCACCCGCACTTCATGACATATATTTTCATAAGAAAGGTCTCTTTTTGTTTTTCTAAGAACAGAGTTTGCAAGATGCATAACACGACTGTAGTCCTCCTTTGCCAAATCCTTCAACAGATTAACGTTTCCTGCCACCCTCATAACCTCAAAGGCTTGCTCATGTCCTGCAACTGCAATAAGATCGCGCAAAGATTCAGCAACGTCTGACAGTGTGAATATATCCGTGTCGTTACCAGCCTCGATATGGTCTATCTTTAAAAAATAATCCGGACAATTCATGTAGGACCAATCAAATAAATCCATAATCAAACCATCGCATATTGGCGCCTTCCTGCAGTTGTGATACACAAGCCATGGTCCCGGCGTTTAAGCTCCTCCATAGCCACGACATTGCCCACATCAGCCAGCATCTTCAGGGTGCCAATCGGCAGATTTCGGAATTGCTCACCGGCGGCCTGCCTGTCCGCCGATTTCTCCGGGCCCGGCTCCCAGCCGTCGGCCCATTTGTTTTTGATGGTCTTGTCAAGATATGCGCGGAATTGATTGCTTCCTCCACGAACATTGCTGGCTGAATATAAAATTGCTTTCTTAAGTTCGTTTTCAGAGCAATCAGACATGGCTTTATTTACCAGGGTCAACACCATGGGACTGCGATGGCATTCCGGAATCAAATTTAAAATTTGGGTAGAAGAAGACGACGACGACGACGGCAACGGAAGGACACCGCCACGAACCCTTGGGGCTGGTTCCGGTTCCGGCGTAGTAGTTTTTGTTTCTTTCAGTATTTGTTTATTATTAGTATTTAGTATGGGGTCGGTTTCCTGCTGGGTGAAAACCTGCTGGAAGGTTGATTCTGTTGATGTTTTTGCGGCAACATCCATGTTGAGATACTGTTCGGCCTCATCTCTTGTCAATGGCGGTAAACAGAGCACCTGTTCAACTTTTTTGATACGGCCATTTTCTCTTATGACAAACCGGTGGTAAAAATTATTGGCGCCCCATTCTTGCACAGTAGACTTAACGGCATGGATACCCTCACTGTTTTGCTTGGCAAGCCAGGCAAAATTAAAATTCCAGTTCGCAGGCTTGCTCAGAACCTGCAGCAACATGAATTTAGCTTTTGCACTCATGTCCGGGTAGTTGGTGAAGATATCGTTCTGGATAACCGTGAAATTACGGTCTGGCTTGGGCATGATGATCATAATATCACCTCCCCGCCGGGCTGGGATAAACGCACACCCAGATAATAAATCACCCCGGATTTACGCCGCTCAAACTGCCTGGCCATCTCCATGCCAAAAGCTTTGAGGGTCACCGTGCCTGGAGATGGCAAGTTCTCCCTGGCCCAGGCGATGAACGCCTGATATAACACCCCGGCCCGCTCTGAATATTCTTCTCCAACGTCGCACTGCTCATACATCCATCTTCCGATGGCGTCACGGGCCATGGATTTTTTGCCCAGGCCACCGGACTCCAGGCCGGAGGAGAGCTGTCTTTCATCCAGTTCGGCCAGCAGGTCATCCACCGGCATACCCGTGAAATAGTTCAGGGCCTTCAGGGCTGCCTTGCCCTCCAGGTACTTGTCCGCGCTCTCCACCAGCTTGGCCATGGGGAAATACATATTGCCGGACCGCTTCACACAGGCGTCATCCATGAACCTGGGATCTCCTGTGCCGGGCATCTGGTAGCTGCCTGTTTTGCGGATGGCGGGCAGGACCTCTTCGAAAATCCACGCTTCGAACTGTTCGGCTTCCGGGAGGTGGGATTTTACGATGAGACGATAGACATCTGGTTCTTTTATTACTCTAACTTCCTGTTTCCCACCTGACGTATAAAGAAAGTAGTGATTTGCGACCCCCTTACAATGCCTTGAAATAGCGTCATTGGTATTCACATACCCCAAAGCAACGGCAACGTCCTTGGCAACAAACAATGAATTGCCATTCTCATCCCGGATCACCCGCACCAAACTATCATCAAACCAAAACGGTGTTACTTCATGATTCATATTCATGCTCTCCCCTCCAGTTCCCGAACCCTGTTTTCAAGTCTGTTCATTTGATCCTGGGCCACACACACCAGAAAACCAATTTCGTCCGCCGCATCATCAATGATCTCTCCCAGGGCATACACCTCACCCGACCGGTAGGATTCAAACGGGATACTTTTTTTCATAGAAGATTCATTGTGAATTAAGGTGGAGATCATCTTGATCTTGCCCAGGGGATGACAGGTTAAAAACAACGGATCGTTTTCGTTGCGGATCTGTTCTTCCGTCATAGCGCTCTTAATCTGCATGGGGCACCCCCCATTGAACGGAGAAAAGGGAAAACAAAACACACCGGCAGAACACCGGCGAATAAAGACTGGACATCATAATGCCTCCTGTGAAAGTTGTTTTTCAGCCCTTTTCGCTGTCAAACAAAAAGGGCGACCATGCGGGTTGACAGACCGGTCACAGGGTCCGGCAGGCCAGAAGGCCTCCCGCATGGCCGCCCAAATAGAAGGCACCATGCTGCGGACAAAAAAAACCGCCATAAAGGCGGCTGCATGTCCGCCTGTGAACCGGGCTGTCAATCCCGATTGCCGGGTATCTCCGGCAACGTGTTCACCATACCCGGTTTTGGGGTTTTGTGTCAAGGGGGTATTCATAATTTATGCGGCGTTGACGAGCAGGTTGGTTTCGCCTTTGTGGTACATGGTCAAAACATCTTTAAAGTCGTTACGGGATCCACCCTTATCGATATTACCCTCTGAGAGGGTAATTAAAGCTTCAATGTATTTGTCTGTTGACGGCATCCTTAAATATTCATATGGAAATTTTCCAAAGGACTTTGCCATTTGAGTGGCATTGAAAAACATCTCTTCGGTTTTTGTCAAAAGAGAAACGTCAACGGTTATCTCAGTCTGGTCAATCTCTATAACTTCATATTTTGTGGTCATTTCTGCTCCTTTATTATTTCAGCCCCAAAGCCATATCCTGCCGTTTGCGGGCAATATCCTCATCCGTCAATGCACACATTCCTGCAGGCACCTTCAGCCAATTCAACACCCGGTGATAGTCGCAGGGCTTGTGCTCATGTTTGCCCATGCCGGCATAATTGCAAAGCTTGCACAACCCTTGCGACGAGGCCTGCTTAATCGTCAATTTGAACCTGTCCGGCATCATCACACCCCCGCCATTGAAAGAATGCAGTTTTCGCCCGTAATCACGTCATCCGGGTGATACATGCGCAGATACCAGTAAATATCCTCGTCTTTGTAAAACAGATCGGAAATCCGCTGCCGGATACCGCGATGCCGGAACCCCGGATCAAAATGGACTTCGCCTTTGTCCCTGGTGGCTTCAATGGTGACCGGGTACTTTGACAGCAGCATCTGCAATTCAGCCATGTGGGAGATGCCTTCCGGGATCTGATATCCCCGGTTGATGTCCATGGTCAGCGCCGGGGGAAGTCCCTGGCTGACCCACTCCTTGATGTCCAGGCCCTTTTGAAACGCTTCACCCGGGTCTTTGCCTACCGGTACCGGCCAGAATTTTGCTGTGTCGAAATTCTCTTTCCACCATCTCCAGGCTTTCTGACCGGCCTGGTCGTAATCCAGGGCCACCAGGATGCGCATGGCTTTTTTCAGGACATAATATGCCGAAGCATCCGGCTTGATTCCGGCAGACCCCAGGCCCACCGTGCCCACCAGAGACCCGGCATGCCTGGCCACCATGAGCCCGTCAAGCTCTGCTTCGGTCACTACAAACGCCTGTCGGGTGGGGTTATACCCCATGACCTCCTGGCCTGAGCCGGGCACCACGTAATACCGGACATCCTTGTCTGTTTTGAGATCTTCATCAGGCCGCCGGATCCTGATCCGGTGAACAGCCCCGCCGGTAAACTTGGGAATGACAATGCCCCTGGGCACCCACAGCATTCTGTTCTTACCGGTTTTTTCGTTTTTAATTTCAGGCAGCCCCCAGGCGGTCCGGGGTCTGAACATGCAGGGGTTGCCGTTCTCACCGGCAAACCACCCCAGGCGGTAACCCATCACCGCCTGCAGATCCAGGCCACGACCGGCCAGGTAATCCAGCTGTGTTTTGTTCTCCAGGAGGGCCTGGTGGGCGGTGGAGACAAAAGCTTCAGCCTTGGCCTGCCAGGTCTCCACCGGGCCTTCACAATTTCTCGGGATAAAAGAGTCCGCATTACCCGTGGAACCCGCCGGGCGGTACTGAACCGGACGGTAATCCGCCGGCATCCCCCGGCCCACAGCCTGGAACGCCTCAGGGTAGCTGTACCCGCACTTATCCACCATCAGCTTGATGATATCTCCGCCCTCTTCACACCGCCTGCACCAAAACATTCCGTCCCCCCCGTTTTCTGCAGGCCACACCAAAAAACGATCCGAAGATCCGGGGTCACCACCGCAGTATGGGCAATGGCTTCGATACTCACCGCCACGGGTGTTTGCCATCTTGCGCAGGGAGAGCCCGGCACGATCTGACACGTCAAGAATGTTCATGAGAAAATCCTTTTTGGATCGTTTTGGATTGTTTGGATCGTTTTGGATTATCTATTTTTAAAGTAAAGCTTTGAAATACTTTACTTTCTTTTCTTTTTTGGATTATTGGAGTGTTTTTACAAAGAAAAAGAAAAAATAAATAAAGAAAAAATATATTAAAGTTTGTCAAACTAATGTCCAATGCTCCAGATATGAAAATCCGTATATGTTTTTTTAAATAAATTTAACATGTTATAACTTGGATTATCGTCTAAAAACGCTTATTTCACGATCCAATATGCTCCCTTATGATCCATTCCAAATGTTTTCAGAAATAAGCCCGACGCCAATATATGAATTGGTGCCCTGTTTGATCCGTTCAAACCGCCCCCCGAACCATAGCCCGAATTTCTTTTTGCTTGGTGTGCCACGCTTGTTGACATTGTCTGTCCACCATACTTTGAAATTCTCATAGGCAGCGGCGGCACTCACCGTCAGGCCATCTTTGACAATACAGCAGTCCTCTATGTAATCGCCGATGATGTCCTCCTCCTTCTGGTATTGTTCAATCGCTTCCTTGACCGCCGCCGGACGCTTCAATCCAACTTTCTGGTACTCAATGCAGCCACGAACAAGCCAGGCCAGTATCGCCGGGTATTCAGCTTTTAGTTTTTCAGGCAGTTCCGGATCCGCTTCCCGCTCAAAATCTTTTTCGGGCTGCCGGTTCACAAACGATAATGTGAAAGGGATCTTCACCATACGTTCCCAGAAGGCAAAGTCATTGCCAGGGGCATGTGGGTCATTATTGGTTTGCAGGAAGAGAGAGTGGGTGGGCTTGAAGTTGACCTCGTATTTATCATTTGGGTTTCTGCCGGAAAGCGTATCATTGCCGGTCAACCACTTCACCCTGGATGGTGAAATCCGGCAGTTTTCGTCTGTTTCTGATGCAAAAACAAGCCGTTTTCCACGTAACGCCATGATGTCAGGCGTCGGACCGGCGGAACTTGCGATCCGGCCCTGGTCCAGAAGCATTTCGGAGCGCACCGCCCCGGCCAGGGGCCCCATGATATCCGTAATGGTTTCAACGATTGTGCCCTTGCCGTTACGTCCGCGCCCGGACATGACAACGAAAATGCCGCGAAGAACCTTTCCAATAACAGACAAGCCTAAAAGCCGCTGAAGAAAACCTACCATTTCTTCATTCTCAACCAGGATGTCAGACAGAAATTTATCCCACACAGGACATTCGGCATCCAGGCCGTCATCCGGCCAGTCTACCAGGCTGGCTTTCACCATATAGTCCGACTGCTTCCCGGGCTCAAGCTCGCCGGTCCGCAGATTGACTACGCCATTTTTGCAAGGCAGTAACCATGGCCTCTGGTCAACCTCATCCCCACCAATGGCCAGCGGGTTTTCGGTCGTATGGGCAAAAACAAGACAATTTTTCCGGCGGCGTGTGGATCTCAGGGCTGAAATACGGTTGTTCAACATCTTGATCTGACCTTCGAGATGCCCGGCGGACTTGCCGTCACCACCCAGTTTATTAATTTCAGAGGAAACCCGCTTGGCCTCATCCTGATAAACCAAAGCCACATTGTCCACTGAGGCCAGGGCCGTGTCCATCTTGTCGATATCCCAATGATGACCGGTCCACCGCATCCAGCAGTCCGTAGATTTATTGAAAACAAAGTCATTCCGAAACAATTTTTTAAACAGTTCACCATCTCCAAGCTCATTTTTCTTCAAGCATTCAATGATAAAACCAGAATCAATCTCACCTGAGCCAGAACCGTCTTTTTTGCCATCAGAACCCTCAGCATTTTTCACTCTCTGACTCACCTTCTCGGTTATTTTATCATTCGGAAAAGGAACGACACGT